GGGGACGACGCGCGCCTGCGCCAGCTCATTGGGGAGCATCGGAGCTACGCGCAGATCGGCGAGATCGTCGGCCGCAGCAAGGGTTCCTGCATCGGCCGAGCGCACCGGCTGGGCATCCACAACTCGAAGACAAAGCCGGCTCCGAAAAAGAAGGTCGCCGAGGCCGTCTCTAAGGCTGTCAGCGTGCTGTTCCCGCCTCGCCCAGAAAAGGCGCAGGACAATTGGCAGGCGCCGCTCTATCCGCAGCCGGAGGCCAGCACGACGGCATTCGGCAAGCCTCGCACGCTGATGCAGCTAGAGCCGCATCACTGCCGGTTCCCGTCTGGAGAGCGTAACGGCCAGCACATGTTCTGCTGCGCCGAGAAGCTGCCGGGAAAACCTTATTGCTCCGATCACGCCGCTCTTTGCTATCGCGAGACTGAGCGCCAGAGCCTGTCCCGCCTCGCCAAGGTCTACAGATTATTGAGCAAACAAAGCTCGACACGGCTATGCAGTGTCTAAACTACGATCCTGATACGGGCGAGTTTACGTGGAAGATGCGCGCGTCAGGTCCGAAATGGTGGAACACTCGCTTTGCTGGACGTGCAGCCGGAAAGGCTTGTGGGAAGGGATATTTGCAGGTCAACGTCAAGGGAGAGCATTACCTACTGCACCGCCTCGCGTGGGCGATTATGTCTGGATATTTCCCTGACGTGCAGGTCGATCATATCGACGGGGATAAAGCTAACAACTCATGGTCAAATCTGCGTCTTGCAAGTAGTCAGCAGAATGCTTGGAACAGAGGCAAGAATAGTAATAATTCATCTGGTTATAAAGGGGTTAGGCAAAGAAGGAATGGCAGGTTTGAGGCATACATAAAGGTCAGCGGCAAATACATTTGCCTCGGCGTATTTGATAATGCCGACCAAGCAGCGAATGCCCACCGCAATGCATCCCTGTCAATGCATGGCGAGTTCTCTTACTTCGCTGAAAGAGGGGCTGCGTGATGGACGCCCTTCGCTTCACCTACCTTCTCGAATGCTCTGAGCAGATGCGCCGCTACAACGAGCGCTTCCGCGAAGCCTGCTGGGACGAGAACACCGAGGCTGCCCGCGCCTATTTCGAGGCCATTGCGGCGATCGGCAAAGACATGCGGGACACGCTCGCCGAGATCGAGCGGCCGGCACAGCGGGAGGCAGCATGATGCCGCGATACGACAGATCCCGCGTCATGCGCGACGCCCACAAACAGTGGCGGGCTGTTAACGGCAGGCCAGGCTGGGACTTCGCCCGCTGTCTCAAACTCGCCTGGGCAGTCGAAAAGAAGCGCGCTGCGGGGCCGGAATACTATCAGCCTCGGATCACGGCGGCGCATGTCATCAGCGCCACCGGCCGGGCGCGCGACTTTATCTGGCTCTGATGTTCGTCCCCACGCCCGACAAGCCAATGGCAGAGGCTGAGATCCTGCGCGCCGAGGACATGCTCCGGCGCGGCGAGATCACGCAGGACGATCTTGGCTGGCTGCTCGGGCTGATCGACAGCGACGAGGATCGGCCGCCGCCGAGGGGTTTTAAGAGCCACCAGCATTTCCAAGCATTTCTCTGGCACCAGCAGCAGAAAGCGCTCGGCCGCAAGGTTCCGAAGCGCAGGAAGAAGAGGGCAGCGTGAGCCGCAAGCGCAAGGCAGCGATCACCTTGGCGACGTCCCGCCATGTCGAGCTAGGCGAGGGGCTGGTCGACGATCCCTACGAGAAGGGCGCGAAGCTCCGGGTGATCCGCAACGTCCGCGAGCATCCCGTCAGCCACCTGCACGCCCGTGGCGTCCTGTCCGAAAGCCAGCGGATCGCCGGCGAGGCCTTCCGCAGCAACTACGAGCGCGCTGTCCTTGGGGGCAGCCGGGCGATCGACTACACCAAGGAGCGCGTCGATGGCGGGCTGCCGGCAGAACCGCTCACTGAGAGCGCTCAGAGGGCCACACAGTGGCTCAACGACGTGGCGCGCCACAGTGGGTGCGGCATGCGGGGTTACGCGATCCTGACGCATGTTTGCGGCGAGGGCCACGGGCTAGTTGCGACGTCGAAAATGCTGCGCGGCTCTGGCTGTCCAGGCGGCATGCAGGGAATCGGCTATGTTCAAGCGCTGCTGATCGACAGCCTTGAGCGGCTGATCCAGCACCTCGGCATGGAAGCGGTGGGCCGCGAGCGCCGCAAAAGTTCTGGCATTCTGTCAGAATGCGGAGAAGATGGGCCGCGCCGCCTTGACTAATTAGTCACTTGGCGTGAAATTGGTAGCCGCGCATTCTATCTCCAGTAGATCGCACCAGCCGCGTCATTGAGCTTCTAGCTCTGGCGCGGCTTTTCTTTTGAGGCGCGCAATGGCCAAGTCCACCAAGCTGATCGTCAACCGCCCGCCGGCCAATAAGATGGCGAAAGGCTCTGCGGTGCGTGTCACGGCGCCCAAGGCTTCCGGCAAGGCTGGCGGCTACAATTCCGCTAAGCCCGGCAAGAAGGGCTGCTGACAGTGGATCGCTTCGAGGCCTTGTTTGAGCGCTTCGGCGTCGAGGATCAGACGATCTGGATCGCCGGGCTTCAGAGCTGGTGCCGCGAGCGCGTCTATGACGACGGCGCCTGGCTGGCGAGCCGCAAGGTTGAGCCGATCACCTACTTTGGCGCGTAGCAGCGCCGGCATTCATTCCCCGAGAGGCCGAGGGCTGTGCATAGCCCAAAGGCGGAAGCCGACAGCGGTGTAGCGAGCCGCCGGGGAAACAAGTCAGCGGGCCGTCATGTTTGAATACCGCGCGATGATCATCAAGGTTGTCGACGGCGACACGGTTCACGCCGAAATCGATCTTGGCTTCAGCGTGACTGTTTCTGCGACGCTTCGCCTGCTTGGCGTCAATGCGCCAGAGCGCAACGCAGTCGGCGGCAACGAGGCGACTGAGTGGCTGCGTTCCAAGGTGCTGCACGCTGATCTGCGCGTGCTGACGGTCAGGGACAAGCGCGAGAAATTCGGCCGCTACCTCGCCAAGCTGTATCTGCCGGGCGAGGACGTCAGCGTAAACGAGCAGCTTATCGCCGCCGGGCATGCGGTGGCGTATCTTCCAGACTAACCACCAGCATTCAAGCGGCGCGTAACTCAGGGGCAGAGAGGACGATGCTCGCTTGCGAGTGATCCCGTGTCGCAGGTTCAAATCCTGCCCGCCGCTTGATCCATCAACCAGCATTCGAGGCGCCCGACTATTTCGCCTCATTCCACCCGAATGCTCATCAAGCTGAGAGAGCCATGAGCAGCACAAAATGGCCGGCTGACGCGGTTCAGCGCGTCAAAGTCGCAAGTCTTATCCCGTATGCCCGAAATTCACGCACGCACTCGCCTGAGCAGGTAGATCAGATCGCCGCTTCTATTCGCGAGTGGGGCTGGACGACGCCGGTTCTCATTGACGAGGACGGCGGGCTGATCGCCGGTCACGGCCGCGTCATGGCGGCCAAGAAGCTCAAGATCGCCGAAGTGCCGGCGATGGTGGCGTCTGGCTGGACGGATGCGCAGAAGCGCGCTTATGTTATTGCCGACAACAAGTTAGCGCTCAACGCCGGCTGGGACACGGAAATGCTCCGCGTCGAGTTCGCCGAGCTGCAAGACGCCGGTTACAGCGTGGATTTGACGGGCTTTAACGCCGACGAGATTGCCGCTTTGCTGGTTGAAAAGACGGCTGGGCTCACCGATCCCGACGAGGTTCCCGAAGCGCCCGCTGAGCCGGTTAGCGTGCTTGGCGACGTTTGGGTGCTTGGCAACCACCGGATCGTCTGCGGCGACAGCACGGACGCGGATTGCGTGGCCAAGTTGCTCGGGTCGGTAAAGCCGCACCTAATGGTGACTGATCCGCCTTATGGCGTTGACTACGATCCTGACTGGCGAAACCGGGCAGACAGAGCAAACGGCAAGCCCTATGGCGCTCGCGCCATAGGCAGGGTTGAAAACGACACGCGGGCCGACTGGCGCGAGGCGTGGGCGTTATTCCCGGGCGACGTCGCATATATTTGGCACGCTGGCGTTTGGGCAGGTTCTGTTGCCGATAGCCTTGCGGCTAATGAGTTTCAAATCCGCTCACAAATAATCTGGGCAAAACAACAGTTTGCCATCGGGCGCGGCGACTATCATTGGCAACACGAGCCGTGCTGGTATGCCGTCCGCAAAGGCAAGACGGGCCATTATGACGGTGGCCGCAAACAGTCGACGCTTTGGCAAATCGACAAGCCGCAAAAGTCTGAAACGGGCCATTCGACGCAAAAGCCAGTCGAGTGCATGAAGCGCCCTATAGAGAACAACAGCTCACCCGGCCAGGCCGTTTACGAGCCGTTCAGCGGTTCCGGCACGACTATAATCGCAGGCGAAATGACTGGCCGCAGCGTTTACGCCATTGAGCTAAACCCTAGCTATGTGGACGTCGCCGTCGAGCGTTGGCGATCCTTTACCGGCCAGGAAGCCGTATTAGAGGCCACAGGCGAGACTTTCGAGGCGGTTCGCGCTAACCGAGCGAGCGGCGCGAATGACGCGCCAGTGGCGGCTTAGAGGCGCGTATGACTCGCAGGAAGGGCATGCCTGATCCAAACGCGCACAAGCCGACAGACGCTCAGCGCCGGCAAGTCGCCGGCATGGCCGCCGCTAATGTCTCGCTCGACAAAATCGCCCTCGCTATTGGCGTCAGCATCAACACGCTTTACCGCTGCTACGGCCAGCAGATCAAAGAAGCCAAAGCGCAAGCTGAGGCGTTAGTCGCACAGAACCTTTTCAACAAAGCCACCAAAGGACAAGGATCCGACGCTCTCAAGGCAGCCGCACTCTGGTATGCAAGAGCAAAGGAAGAAGAACGCGCCCTGCCAAAGAAGCGCACAGGCAGGCCGTCGACGTTCTCGCAAGAGATAGCGGACAAGATCTGCGAGCATATCGCTAAGGGCGGATACGCCACGCATTTGCAGCGGTTTGGCCTGCCTTCGTCAACGACGCTGGGAAAATGGCTGAATGAGAACGAAGAGTTCGCCGCTCAATACGCGCGTGCTCGGGAAAGGCGCGCTGAGCACTTCGCGGAAGAGATCGTAGAGATCGCTGATACTGATCCCGACCCGCAGCGCGCTCGCGTCCGCGTCGACGCCAGGAAGTGGGCAGCTTCAAAGCTGCTGCCGCGCGTTTACGGGGATAATCAACGGCTTGAGGTTGATCACACGTTTAACATCTCGATCAACGACGCGCTGATCGAAGCGCAGTCCCGCGTGATTGAGGGCATTGCCTACGACAAGCGCGACAGCGAGCTATCAAGCGACAGCTGACGCCTGTGTCGTCTCACATTGCGTCACAACATTGCGTATCTATCTGGTTTCATTGGCGTCTCAACGGTTCTTGAAACCGTGGTGGCCAGCCAGCCGCGAGAGGGGCGGGGGCTGGGCCGAGCGATCCCCGAGGGAAATTGGGCTACCCCCGCGAACGTTTTTTTATTTTACCCAGAGAAACCATGCACTTCGCCACCCGCCTTGGCCTCAACCAACCTTGCCGCGCGCCTGTTGCTGCTGATGATCGGCCTGCGTTGCTGCGTAAGATCGCCACTCTGGAAGCGCGTGTCGCTGAGCTTGAGACAGCGCTGAAGCAGTCTCAGTCTCAGTCTCAGTCTCACGCGCCAGTCTCACAGTCTCAGAAAATTAAAAGCGCCACTACAGATATCACTGCCAAGCTCAAGGACGAACCTTGGAAGGCGGCAGGCGTGTCGAAGGCGACTTATTACCGCCGCAAGGCAGCCGGGACGCTTTAGCGCCGCCGCTCAAGGAAGCTGATGCAGACGACAGTTTACTCGGCCGACGACGAGCAGCGGCTGATGTCGCTCATGTGGTCGCCGCAGATCAAGGATGATCCGCTTGCCTTTGTCCGGCTCGCCTTCCCCTGGGGCAAGCCCGGCACGCCTCTCGAGCATTTCGAGGGGCCGCGCAGATGGCAGCGCGAGGTTCTGACTGAGCTGCGGGATCATATCCAGGCGAACAACGGGCGGCTTGAGTTTGAGACGTTCCGCTCGGCGGTGAGTTCGGGTCGCGGCATCGGCAAGTCGGCTCTGGTGAGCTGGCTCGTGATCTGGATGCTTTCCACCCGGATCGGCAGCACGACGATCGTGTCGGCCAATTCGGAAGCCCAGCTTCGCAGCGTCACTTGGGCTGAGATCACCAAATGGCTCTCTATGGGCCTGCACGGCCACTGGTTCGAGGTTAGCGCCACCCGCGTCGCCCCGGCCAAGTGGATGGCGGAACTTGTCGAGCGGGATCTGAAGCTGGGAACCAGATACTGGGGCGTCGAGGGCCGGCTGTGGTCTGGCGAAAACCCGGACGCCTATGCGGGTGTTCACAACTTCGCCGGCGTCATGCTGGTGTTTGACGAGGCCTCGGGTATCGACGACGCCATATGGTCGGTTGCCTCTGGCTTTTTCACTGAAAACACCCCGCACCGCTTCTGGCTGGCCTTCAGCAACCCGCGCCGGAATACCGGCTACTTCTACGAATGCTTCAACTCAAAGCGCGACTTCTGGCGCAACCGGGTTGTGGACGCCCGCGAAGTCGAGGGCACCGACAAGGCCGTCTATCAGCAGATTATTGACGAATATGGCGTCGACAGTCTGCAGGCGCATGTCGAGGTTTACGGCACCTTCCCGAATGCCTCTGACGATCAGTTTATAAGCGCCAGGCACGTTGACGAGGCGATGGATCGGCCGAAATGGCTGGACGCCAGCGCGCCGGTAGTCGTTGGGGTTGATCCGGCCCGGTTCGGCTCGGACGCCACTGTGATCGCGGTGCGGCAGGGCAGGGATATTATCGCCCTGCGCCGGCACCGAGGCGACGACACGATGGCTGTCGTCGGGCATGTGATCGACACGATCGAGACTTACCGCCCGGCCCTTGTGGTGATCGACGAGGGTGGACTTGGCGCCGGCGTTGTGGATCGGCTGAAAGAGCAGCGGTTCAAGATCAGGGGCGTGAATTTCGGGGCCAAGTCCGCGAAGCCGCTCATGTATGGCAACAAGCGCGCCGAGATCTGGGGCGCCATGCGGGAATGGCTGAAGTCGGCCAGCATCCCGAAGGATAAGTTCCTGAAGAGCGATCTGACTGGCCCGAAGATGAAGCCGGACAGCAAGGGCACGATCTTCCTTGAGAGCAAGAAGGACATGAAGGCGCGCGGCTTGGCCAGCCCGGATGCGGCTGACGCCATTGCGGTGACTTTCGCCTATCCCGTGGCCAACCGGGAATATCGCGGCGACGCACGGCCGCGCGTTACGCATTATTCCGGCGCACCGGCGGCGTCTGGCTGGATGGCTCACTGATGGCAAAGAAAGTTTCTTTATCAGTCGGACGCGGCGAGAAGCTGTCAACCAAGGCTGGCGCCGGCCTGACTGCCAAGGGGCGGGCTAAGTATAACGCAGCCACCGGCAGCAAGTTGAAGCCGCCGGCCCCTAACCCGAAGACTGAGGCCGACAAGGGGCGCAAGGCGTCTTTCTGCGCGCGTATGGGCGGCGTCGTCGCCAAGTCGAAGAATGCAGAACGGGCCAAGGCGTCCATGCGCAGGTGGAACTGTGGCAAGTAAACCGGGGCTTTACACCAACATCCACGCCAAGAAGGCCCGCATTGCCGCCGGATCGGGCGAAAAAATGCGCAAGCCGGGGGCCAAGGGCGCCCCGACGGCCAAGGCGTTCAAAGAATCCGCCAAAACGAAAAAGAAGTAACTACGGCGCCGGGATCGTCTTGAAGATCCTGCCGCGCCGACAACCGCCGGAAACCTGATGAGCGATGTAAGAGACGCCGGCAAGGTAGCTGCGGGCGAAAGCGACATGCTGTCCACTATGCGCTCGCGCCTGACGACGGCGATGTCCGCCTACTCAGACAGCCGCGAAGACGAATTAGACGATCTTCGCTTCATGGCTGGTTCGCCTGACAACCAGTGGCAGTGGCCGGCTGACGTTCTGTCGACGCGCGGCTCTGTGCAGGGCCAGACGATCAACGCTCGCCCTTGCCTGACGATCAACAAGCTGCCGCAGCATGTCCGTCTGGTGACAAACGAGCAGCGTCAGAACCGCCCGACGGCCCGCGTGATCCCTGCGGATGAAAACGCCGATCCAGAGGTTGCCGAGATATTCGACGGAATTGTCCGACATATTGAATATATGTCGGACGCCGACGTCGCCTATGACACCGCCTGCGACAACCAGGTGACTTATGGTGAGGGCTATATCCGCATCCTGACGGAATACACGAAAGAGGACTCTTTCGATCAAGATATTCGCATCGGCCGCGTCCGCAGCAGCTTTAGCGTCTACATGGACCCGATGATCCAAGACCCGTGCGGGCAGGACGCCGAATGGTGCTTTATCACCGAGGACATTCCCAAGGCGGAATACGAGCGGCTTTATCCCGACGCCACGCCTGTTTCGACGATGATGGCGCAGGGCGTTGGCGACTCGTCGCTGGCTATGTGGATGAGCCAGGAAACCATCCGCATTGCCGAGTATTTCTACGTCGATCACCACAAGGCCACCTTAAACCTCTATCCCGACAACATCACCGCCTTTGCCGGGACGTTCGAGGACAAGCGTCTGAAAGCCGTCTACGGCAAGCCGCTGCGTTCCCGCGAAAGCGATCGCCGCAAGGTAATGTGGATCAAGACGAACGGCTTCGAGGTGCTGGAAGAGCGCGAATGGGCGGGCAAATATATCCCGGTTATTCGGGTGATCGGCAATGAGTTCGAGGTTGACGGCCAGATTTACATCAGCGGCCTTGTGCGCAACGCCAAAGACGCCCAGCGCATGTATAACTACTGGGTGAGCCAAGAGGCCGAAATGCTGGCCTTGGCGCCCAAAGCGCCGTTTATCGGCTACGGCGGCCAGTTCGAGGGTTACGAAACCAACTGGAAGACGGCCAATACGACGAATTGGCCCTATCTTGAGGTTAACCCGGACGTCACAGACGGCGCTGGCAATCCGCTGCCGCTTCCCGATCGCGCACAGCCGCCGATGGCTCAAACCGGGCTTATCCAGGCGAAAGTTGGCGCTGCCGAGGACATCAAGTCCACCACCGGGCAATATGACAGCAGCATTGGCGCGACGTCCAACGAGCGCACCGGCCGCGCGATCCTTGCCCGTGAGCGTCAAGGTGACACTTCCACCTATCATTACGTCGACAACCTCGCCCGCGCGGTGAAATACGTCGCCCGGCAGCTCGTCAATCTGATCCCGAAAATCTACGACACCCAGCGCGTCGCCCGCATCATCAATGTTGACGGCGATGTCGACATGGCCCGCATCAACCCTGCTCAGCCGGAAGCTGTTCGCACGCTGGTTGACGAAAACGGCATTGAGATCGCCAAGATCTACAACCCGAATGTCGGCACTTACGACGTGCAGGTGTCTTCCGGCCCGAGCTACATGACCCGTAAGCAGGAAGCCATGGACACCATGGGCCAGATCCTGCAGACAAACCCGGCTTTGTGGACGGTTGCCGGCGATCTGTTCGTCAAGAACATGGACTGGCCGGGCGCTGAGACAATGGCCAAGCGGTTCGAGAAAATGCTCGATCCGAAGGTGCTGGAAAACACCGATACGTCGCCGGAAGCCCAGGTTATGCGCCAGCAGATGGAACAGATGGCGCAGGCGATGGAACAGACGAATGCTCAGATCCAGCAGCTTCAGCAGTCTTATGACATGCAGAAACTGGCGATCGACGAGCAAAACGCGCAGATCAAGGCATACGAGGCCGAGACAAAACGCATTGCCGCCACGTCGCAGGCCATGACGCCCGAGCAGCTTCAAGACATAGTACAAGGCACCATCGCCGCCGCGCTCGACATGGGCGACATCGTGCCGAACATGCCGCAGCCGCAGGTTTTGCCGGAGTTTGAGCAATGAGCTGCGCTGATCTGATCGGCCACCTGTTCCTGGCGCGCGATGTCGCGCACAGCACGCATCTCAGCACCCGCTCGTATGCCAAGCACAAAGCTCTGGGCAGCTTCTACAGCAAGATCATTGATCTGGCTGACGATCTTGCCGAGCAATATCAAGGGCGCCACGGCCTGATCGGCCCGATCGCGCTTCAGGCAGCGAAGAAAACGACAAATATCGTCGACTTCCTTGAAGACTCTCTGAAGGAAATTGAAGGCCTTCGCTACAAGGTTTGCGACAAGGACGAGACGGCCATCCAGAACACGATCGACGAGATCGTCGGCCTGTATCTCAGCACGCTCTATAAGTTAAAATTCCTAGCCTAAGAGGAAACAATGGGCCTCAAATCTACAACCGTCTGCCTGGGCTATCAGCAGATCACGAGCCTGTCGTCGGCCGTCGGGCTGACTGTGCCGCAGGGCGCGACAATGGCTGTTATTGCGCCTTTGACGCAGGGCATTCGCTGGCGCGACGACGGCACGAACCCGACGGCGAGCGTCGGCATGCCTGTCGCTGCCGGGGCTTATTTCAACTACGACGGCGATCTGAACCGGATCAAGTTTATCGAGCAGACGGGTTCGGCTGAGCTGAACGTAAGCTACTATGCTTAAGATCCGCAACGGCGAACAAGTCATTAACGTCAACGTAGCCAAGAGCTACGAGGTTGGCGATGGCCCGTATGCCGTTAGCCCAACTGGGGCGCCCGCGCCTCCGCCCGTTATTTCCAACGGCATTTTGCTGGAAAACGGAACCGACTTTTTGATGCTGGAAGACGGAACCAGCTACCTTCTGCTAGAGGCGTAACATGGCCAATACAAAGATTTCCAACCTTACAGCCAGCGCCGCTAATCTAGCGTCTACGGATCTCGCGCCTATTGTCCAGACGGCTGGCGTCGGGCCGGTGAAGATGACGGGCCTTCAGCTTGCAGGCGGCTTGCTTGGCTCTGCGGCGTTCAACGGCGCAACCGTCACCACCAGCCAGCCTGTCCTCAACCTGTCGCAGACATGGAACGCGGGCGCTGTCACGTTCAAAGGCGCAGTTTTTAACGTCACCAATACAGCCAGTGCGCTTGCGAGCCGGTTTTTTGAAATACAGGAAGGCGGGACGCCACGCTTTGGCGTTGGAATTTACTCGGCTGGGTATCCTGCTGTTTACCTCAACAACATTCAAGCTCTTGCTGTCAATTCGTCTAATGTGGCCCAGCTTGGAAGCAGCAATAATGCTGCTACTTTGTGCGGATATTGGACAGTCGATCATACAACTGGAAGGCTTTATTCTAGTAACGCTTTGTATAATTTAGCGTTTGGCACAAGCGTCTATATGTTCGGCGCTGGTGCCGGAACGCTACAGCTAGGACAAGCAGACGCCGCCGCCCCTGTCGCCCAGACGCTACAGGTGCAGAGCGTCGTCGCTGGCACGACTGACACGGCTGGACAAAATTTCACGATCAAGGCGTCTGCTGGCACGGGTTCTGGCTCTGGCGGCTCGATCATCTTTAGAACTGCCCCCGCTGGCGCTTCTGGAACGGCACAGAACGCCTACGCTAATGCTTTTACGATTGATCAATATGGATCGCTCACCGCTGCGGGTAACTTAAGCCTTTCGCTTACTGCTGCCACTATTTTCCTTGGTAGCGGAAGCACCAGCATCACGACACCCCTAAGCGGAACAGGCATAAAGCTCGGCCCGCGAAATGACAGCGCGTCTCCGGTTGCGCAGTCTCTCAGTGTAGTTTCTGTTGTTGCAGGCACCACAAACACCGCTGGATCTGACTTCACAATCAAAGGCTCGGCTGGCACTGGCACGGGCGCTGGCGGCGACATCATCATACAGGTCGCGCCAGCCGGGACGACAGGCACCGCGCAAAATGCATTTGCGCAGGCATTTCGAGTTTACAACAACAAGACTGTTTTTGCTGGTGCTGGTTTCACCGTCGCCAACCTTCCGGCTGCTGGCACTGCTGGCCGCAGGGCATACGTCACTGACGCGACTGCACCCACGTTCCTCGGCACGCTCACTGGCGGCGGCGCTGTCGTGACGCCTGTGTTCGATAACGGCACGGCTTGGGTTGCTGGCTAACAAGGAAACAACATGAACGCCATCACTATCGAATTGACGCAGGAAGACTTGAACACGCTCGGCCAGCTTCTGGACATCGCAGTCAAGGCTTCCGGCCTACAGGGCGCAAAACCGGCGCTCGCCATTCTCGCCAAGCTGGAAGAAGCGGTTGCCGCTGCGAACCAGCCGAAGGCGAATGAAACCGAAGAGGGACATGCGTAATGGGCTATATTTTGCTTTCGTCCCAAAAGGACACCGAAACCGCGCCGCTTGAAAACAAGCAGATCATCGCGGACGCCGACATTGATCGCGTGGCCTATTGGGGCGCGAAAACCTTCCTGCCAAATGGCGTGCTGGTTCCCGGCTCTGCCGAGGTTTTGGACGCTGACGGCAATGTCGTGACGCCTGCCGTTCCTGACAGCTACCGCCAGCCTACAGGCGCGGAAGTGTTCAAGGCTATCACTGACGCGGTTTACACCAACATCAAGCGCGACACCGAGGCGCTGTTCCTGCGTGAGGCCGAAGCTGCCGCGCGTGAGAGCGTGACGCCGATTGATCTGACGCCGGCAAGCTAACAACATTCCGCCGATCCCGGTCGAGCCTGGCGCCGCCTAAACCGCGCTCAAGCGGTTTCCAATAGCCACCGAAATTCCACTCTTCACAAGCCCGTGAAGCCTAACCCGCCTGCCAATGCAGCGCGGGAAGCAAGGGCGTGCGCGTATCGCGCTTCAGAGTTCCCGACTAGCCGGATAGCTAGGCACAGGAGACGTCATGTCTGACGAACAACAGGCTGTAGCGGACATCAGCCCCGCGCCGGAACCGGAAGCCACGGCGGCGCCGGACGTTCCGCAGGAATCGACGCCGGAGGAACAGCAGCCTACGAAGACGTTCTCTCAGGAAGAGCTGGACGCCATCGTAAGCAAGCGCCTTGCAAGAGAACAGCGCAAGTGGGAACGCGAACAGGCCCAGCGCCTTGCGGAATTACAGGCCCAAAAGCCCGTAACGCCCCCGGCTGATCCAAATGACTTCGAGACTGCGCAGCAATACGCGGAAGTATTGGCTGAGCAGAAGGCTCGAGAGCTTTTGGCGCAGCGGGAAGCCGCAAGACAGCAAGCCGAGATCGTAGAGGCCTACAAGGATCGCGAAGAGGAAGCGCGCGAGCGATACGAGGACTTCGAGCAAGTCGCGTATAACCCGAACCTTCCTGTCACCGATCACATGGCCCAAGCCATCCAGTCGTCCGACATTGGCCCCGAGGTGATCTATTACCTTGGCACCAACCCGAAGGAAGCCGGAAGGATCGCGCGCCTACCGCCTATCTTGCAGGCGAAAGAGATCGGGAAAATTGAAGCCAACCTCGCTTCAAACCCGCCGGTGAAAAAAACCTCAACCGCGCCCGCACCTCTTGCACCTGTCACGGCCACCCGATCAAATTCCAGCCCGAAGCGCGACACCACGGATCCCAGATCCGTGAAGGAAATGTCGACGTCGGAATGGATAGAGGCGGAACGTCAGCGGCAGATCAGGAAGTGGGAAGCGCAGAACAGACGCTAAAGGAAGTCAAACATGTCCAATTCCTTGCTTACTATCGACATGATCACCAGGAAGGCCTTGGAGATCTTGGAAAACAACTTGGTGCTTACCCGCACCGTCAACCGTCAGTAAACGTAAGTCTAGCTGACGTTAAACCCCGTTAATTGCTGGAAACCCCTTAGAGCCACATTCACCACAGCGTAGTTAGAAATGACAAGCGCGAAGGTTTGAGAAGATTGTGGATTGGGCAATCAGCAGCCAAGCATCTTATCGCTTACCGCAATACGATGAAGGTTCAACGACTAGAGCGAAAGCTCGTAGGGCCAAGCGGCTCGAAATGCGGGGTAGATATGAAGCGTGACTTGAAAGAGCGATTTTTCGCAAAAGTGGCCATACGTGAGAACGGATGCCATGAATGGACGGGATGCTTGATGCCTAACGGCTACGGGCAATTCCATAAGGACGGCAAGACTGCCTACGCTCACCGTGTAGCTTTTGAATTGGCTTACGGCGATCCTGGGCAGGCTTATATCCTTCATTCATGCGACAACCGTAAATGTGTGAACCCCGAACATCTGTCTGCCGGAGATTTTGACGCCAACATGCAGGACATGGTGGACAAGAATCGACAGGCGCACGGAGTTCGGAATGGGCACGCAAAACTTACCGAAGGCCAAGTGCAAGAAATTCGCGCCTTTCTTGGCACGAACAGCGAAATAGCAGCCCAATACGGGGTGACGCCGTCACTGGTGTCTATGATCCGTAGCGGGCGTATTTGGCGTCATATCTAAAGATATAGTCTGACCTGCCGTGAAAGCGGCAGCCGCGAAAGCGGGAGCAGAAATAGCGATCTGCTTCGAACATTGTGATGACGACTCTTTCGCCGTTGAAGGCGCGAAGATCGGCTCGACGCTGCGTATCCGCCTGCCTGATCGAGCTCTCGTCACTGACGGCGCGGCGCTTCAGGTGCAGGACGACAACGAGCAGTACACCA